TACTGTAGTGCGCTCCAGATGATGTTTAGTTCTTCTTTGGTCAGTGTTACTTGAAGGGACATTGCCACGTTGCGTAGTCTTCGTCCGATATTCTACCACATTTATACAGTGTGTCAAGGAAGAAAAGCCAGTATAATTGCTTTGCTTCCATATCTCCGCGCAAGTCTTTATGCCAGATCTTCATCATGCGCCGACAGATCCACACTGCTTCACGCTTTGTCAGGGTCTTTTGGGTTGTTGTGTGTGCCATATACTGATATGAAATTGAGAAATGAATTGATGCTGCGTTCTGTGCATAATGATCGCTTCGCTTCTAGCCAATACTCATATTCATCCTGTAAATCTGGTCCGAGTTCAATATTTACTCTTCTACGATTGGTCCCCATTTTCCATTATCTCCGAATTCGCGATTTTCAAGTTTGTCCATGATGCTATCCATTTGTTTCATTGAGTCGATCTTACTGATCATCTCTGCAATAGAACCACAAATGAAAGGTTTCTCTTGTCTTGCAGCAAATGCTAATGCATTACGTAGGTTAGACTCTGCTTCATCTAGTGAGTCATTGACTGATTTTGATAGTGCCATTAGTTTTCTTTCTTTAGTGTAAATGATCCATCTTTGTTATCTATCCATACCAGTGTATCACCTTCATGCCAATCTAATTGATCCATCAGCTCATCAGGAAATGTAACCACACCTTCATCATCAACAGGAATAGTGTATTTCATTAAATCCAATCAGGTTTGCGGTTTGGTAGTCGTAAGTAGTTGCTAGATACCCATGGTTTAGAAGCAATATACATTTTATATGCTGTCAGTGTATCTATACTATCATCAAACTTGTACTCTTCAGGCATTGCACGAACAAATGGAGTATGATTATCCCATTTAACATAAGGAATGATCTCATCAGCAACAAGTAGAGTCTTGAAACAAGTATGGCATTTACCATATCGATTGAAATACTCTTCACACAATGCTATACCATGAGCAAGCAACCATCTAGAGTTCTCTACAGTCTCATTCGCCCATTTAGTACAAGGATGATTACGGAATGCACCTTTATCAGTAGCATATGGATTACCATCTGCTTTAGGTATTGTACCATAACTATGCCCCCACTTGTCAGAGCACACAATAGATAGCATCTGACATGTTTCTAATGGCATCTTGACAATGTGCTTGTCAGGTAGACACTCTGCTGATTCAGTCGGATGCTGGCTCGTTACAAAAATATTCATCAGGTAGGTACGCACTCCTATTAATAGCAAGATTAAAGCTGAATGTCAACCTCATTTTATTACGATTCTCCTTACCCACCCTTACAGCATGTTTCAGATGTGGTGGGAACAACAATATATGTCCATCATGAATGTATGATGTCCAGAGTTCTTCGTAATAGTCACAGATCTTACTATCACTATGCTTAAACAGTTGCTGTGTACGCATAGAAAGATCTGTTTTCTGGAATGTCAACTGTCCTTCACAACAATTTTTTGCAAAGTATATGCCACACCAGTATGGGTTTAGGTTATCAGGTGACAAATGATCATGTGGTTCTTGACCATGTTCTTCATAGTATGCATTATACCAGAAAGAACTGTATCGTATGTCAACTGGCATACTATAGCAAGCAAGGACTTTCTGGCAATGCTCTAACACATCTCTCTTAACATTCTCCGCAGTCTCATGATCAAGATACGGATCATCCTCTTTAATATCAGGGAATGATGTGTTAAGAGGAGTAAACCATACATCTGGCTTTCTAACTACCTTGTCAAATGACTTCCATTCATATGATTCATGCTTTGCAAATTTAGTAACTATCAATGGCGTTGCAAAGATAGGTATAGTAGCAATTTCTATTGTCTCACCACTTATGTCATTACTAAATTGATCCATTACAACTTAACGCCTTGGGTACTATTGACAACTCTAGTGTATAGATGTAGTGTACCCTCCTGTTCGCATTTAAGATGCCAACGTGTCATAACAGTGACACCATCTTTAGTAGCACCAGTCATCATCTTACGACCCTCTTTAGTCATTGATGAATACAAACCATACCTAGTTTCCCAGACATAAAAGCATTCGTCAATAAGTTCTGCACCTTCAGGTACAATAACTTCAGTCACTTGCTCGCCATTGGTACTGTCCATTGTGGACTCCATAATTATTTTTCCTTGATTGTTGATGTTCCTCAACCAATTCTAGAATATGTTGAGAGATTTGTGATGCTGCATCATCGTCCCAGTCACTATCATCTAGTGTCCTACCCATGTTAAACACTTCGTGCAGTTTGATGTTGATGGAATCGATTAACATGTCATGTTTAGTCATGGCAATAAATGTAAACTTAAGTATATAGATTAAAATTCACGATTCCTTCTGTCATCTAGATACGAAATGATATCAGATCGCCACTCCATCAATTCATTGTAGCATTCTTGGTTGTGAGCACATGACCGAAGTCTATTGTCAGGCTTCAATACACTCTCATAGAAGAGATTGAATGCATCACGTCGTCTTTGTTGCTTAAGTTCTTCGTCAGTCATCGAATACCTTACACATAGGTGAACCAGGGTGATCATCACAGAACTTATCTAACACCTTATCTTGGTGACGATTCTCTGGATTAGCAATCTTACCTTCTGTCTTTGGATCCCATTCATCAGATGGGTGTTCTTCATTACAGTGTAGATCTACCTTATACTCATTCCACTTATCATTTGCATCATAGAGTGGATCGGATGGATCTTTTTGACGTGGTTGTGACATGGTTCAACACTCCTTATCTTTTTTGAATTGTTTACGACAGTCTTTAAGAACCTTAAGTTCTTCTTTGATAGTTTTGTAGGCATCTTCGGCAGATAGTTTTCTTCCCATCTCCAGAGCGATTGTTAATTCAACTCTAGTTCCGAAGTGTTTAAGTGCCTCTTCAAAACAATTTAGGTCTTCGTACATAGTAACTCTTTCTCTGCTTTTGCTTCTGCTTGCTTGCGCTCGCGAGCTTCTTCAACTACACTGTAGTCAACACTATCAGGGTAGACACGGTTCAGAGCATCACAGATGCCCTTGAGAGAGTCCTCACGCTTCTTTGACTGTAAACCTTGAGCACGTAGTTCCTGACGTGTTGGAATGTCACCGTGAGGTGCTTGAGCACGAAAGAAAGGAGCGAGGCAGGCAGCGTCATGAATATTGAGCGCAGAACGGTCAGGCAATGAACCTTGCATTATGTAGGGGGTGGTCAACCCATGAATCATACAGCATCAGCCCCTGGTTGTCAAGGGATCAGAGTCTCGATCTCTTTAAACTCGTGGTGTGTTGTCCTAAACAATAGAATATCTACCAATTTATTGTTCTCAAACACAAACTCAAAGTCAACTCTAAAGTTCTGTAGTCCTCTTACTGCTCCATTTTCAAATACTCTTTGACGAGTGTCAGGAAATACACTATTGATATACTTCCCATGCTCTTCTGTCAAGAAATCACCCTTTGCAGATGATAATCCATATAGATGTTCTCTTGAAATCTGTTCATCTCTCAACTCAATCTTCTCACGATTGAGCTCACTTGTCATGGTGGTCCAAGTCTCTTTAATATTATCCTTGCGTTCTCTCCAAAATGCTGCATGATATTGACAGTTTAATCTAAATGATTCTCTACCATTAGCATGGAAGATCATCTCACCATCTAGGTACAAAGGATTTCTTTTGCAATGTGCAGCAAGTCTAGACATTACTTCATTATTAGTAATGTTATAATCCACACCCTCACCTTGTTTCACCTTTACTGCAGTAGGAATACCAGAGATATCATACAAATAACCACAAAAAAGAGAGTCTACATTACAACTTGAATGTGCGGATGGATTATTGTGATGTGTACGAACAGCTTCCGTAGCCTTATTATATACATCACTCAAATGTGAAGTATTTGTCTCATCGATTAGATGTTGTAACTTTTGCTGTTGATACAGTGCATTGTAAGATAAAATTACGTGACTCTCATAAGACAAGTGCTCATTACTATTATGATTAACACAAAATGCCTTGTGCTCATTTTTAATAGGAAGAGCATTGTAGCTAATTAAATAATCATATACAAAGATCTCATTCATAGTATTACGAGCATCATCTGCTATTGCAGGTTGATACTTCACATCTTTCAATGATGTATACAACCATGGCATCATCGAACTTGTGTATAGATGCTCTTGCCTCAATACACTATAGACTTCTTTTACTCTGTAAGTGTCGGAGAAGATCATTCGTTTGATGCGATAAGTTGTCCTAGATCATTATACAATGCATAAAACACATACATCTCTGGATTAGCAACAGCTGCTTGACTATCAGGGAAGTTGTCATCAAAGTAATCAAGGACACCCTGATCTAGTTTCTCAAGTTCTACAACCACATACTCTGAATCTTTCATGTCAGCAATAAGATCTGACTCTAGCATTTTTGAATATCGAGCAATAGATGTATTGATAGCATCAACATTAGTGCTATTGTTCCATCCAGTGACTCTAATGAACGCCAATGGCACACCAGCTGTCATTGCATAGCGTCCAAGAATCTCTTGTAAATTGAAGATCTGATAGTTTTGGTTAATCATCGATAAACAGTTTCCAGGCGACAGTGACTCTTAATCCTTTGAAGTGTCTAGTACACGGTGCAGCACAATGTGGTATTTTACCAGGAAATAATACTGCTTTGTTTTCTTTTGGGAATACACCATGCACTCCACCATCATTTATATAGAAATTAGTTTCCCCACCTAGCATTGGATGCCATTTAGGGTTTACATATAATAATAGTGTTCTTCCGTTATCAGTCTGTGCATCAACATGAATTGATCCATCTTGACCGAAAGTATGCCCGTTAGCATACGCATGCTGTAATCTAAATCGTGTATTTAGTTTCTTCTGTATCTTATTTAGAAGATGGTCACAGACGAATGGATCTTCAGCAAAGTCTATCTTCCAGAATGGTGTATTGGTATGATACTCTGGATGTCCTTTACCTAATGAGGTGTGACCAAAGGTCCATCGCGATCCGTATCCTGTCTTACCCTGAATCTCTTCAAAATCTTCTTGATCGAAGAAATCAAAATATTCTTTAACGTCGTCAGTAGTATAGGTCATGGTCTATCTACAAATTCCCTAATCATGTTTATTCTTGCGGATTCAAGTTTCTCTAGTTGTGCGTGAGTGATATCATCAGCAACATCATTGATTGCAAGTTTAAGATCAATAATATTCTGTCTTATAGCAGATTCTTTAATGTAACTCTCTGCCCAACCAATAGCCACCTTTCTATCACCACTAGTGACTTCATTTACTTTATGCCAAAGACCAGTATTATATAAAATAGCTGATCCTTTTGGTGGTTTAAATGATGATTCAGTATTACCAACACGAATAACTAACTCTCCACCCTCATATTCATCAGGGTCATTGAGAGCTACAGTGTAACTAAAGTGTGGTGCAATACCAGCGATAGGGAATGCATCCAAATGCCAATCATAAAATCCACCAGTCTTATACCAGCTAAAGTATGGTTGTCCAGATCTCCTGATTAGATAATCAGACAATGCTTTTTGTAAAGGAACATACAAAGTTTCCGTACATCTCTTATAGTCTGGGTCATCATAATTAAGTGCAAGACTTTTCTTTACATTTGCTCTGCGATTACTATCACTACCACAGTGAAATCTATGCTCTGTGTATACAGAAAGTATATTGCCTGACTCTGCAGGAGTCAGGACATCATTCAGCAGCCATATCATTTAAATCTTCCTCACTATAAAATGTCGAATAATCGATGCCGTGTTCAACGAAATCTTCGACTCGCATCAACTTCATCAAATCTTGTATTTCGTCTGATACCACTCTCTTGGAGTTCATGGATCTATCTCTCCATTCAATGACAGTTGTTAGTCTATCATTGACATAATCTTTAGATGCATCAATGTCTCTTTCTGTCCATAACCTTGGATCATTTGGATCAAGATTATATTCAATTGCATTACCATTAGGATCTACATTATCAGGATATGCAATCTTATAAATTGATGGGTCAATAGGCCATTTAATACTCTTGATTGCCTTGAAGAAATCCAAAGTATCATCATACGTTTTAGTGAATGCATCCATGCTGCGGAGTGTCTTTCTCCACAACTTCCACTGTTCTTTCTGACCTTCATATTTATCTTCAATGTCAGGGAGAATACGCCAGTCAGAACCTTTCAGCATTGCTGTTCTTTCCATTAACCTCTTATTCATATTGGCGTCATAAAACAATTGCTCTTCAGAAATTTTAGTAATCTTATCTCTTATCTGCTCTTGTCTCACAATTGCAGAGGCATCAATAAGATCTACTACTCTTTTACGCAACGCTACAATTTGATCTGTAGTAGCACCATTGAAAATATATTGAACAGAGGTTGACTGATCAGTCGCAAAATCATATTTAAATTTTCTACGTTGAATAAGTGCAGTATCATCACTATAGAAAAGAACGTGCTCTAGCTCATCAACTGTGTCTGTATGAAATACATCACCAACAATCTCGTTCCTAAATCTTTCCATGATATCAGGAAGGATTTTAATTGGTTGATTGATTAGATTGCCATCTTTTAATTCCAGAATAGCATTAGCATCAAGAATAACACTGTTCAGTAAATCAATCTCCAATACCACGCTTCTAATCTTATCTACTAATTCGTTGCTATCAGCCATGAGTTTTGATATACCAACCTGTTACTATATATTTATCCTTATCACCCAAAAGAAAACCGCCCCTATGTACATGCGTTAGACCAGCAGGGAAAATAACTACTGTACCAACTGTAGGTTTAATCCTACGTTTCTGATACATGAACTCGGTTTCACCACCATCTTCAATATCATTTAGATAAATCATCCATGTCAATTCACGAGCAGCACATTCAATTGTAGCATTTTCATAATGCCACGAATGATATCCACCACCAGGAGGAGTTTGTTGGAACTTAATATCAGAAGAAAACATTCTAGTCTTCTTTAATGTAGAAAATACACTGCAATAGTGATTAGCACATGCTTTCAGCATCTGGTTAACATTAGCAGTGTATTTTGCTGATGCATAGTTTAACATGAATGATCTATCATGTCTATT